TTCGTTGGTCGGGCTATTGTCATCCGCGCTTATTGTAATGTCAGGCGCGGCTCCGGTGATCGTAATGCCCGAACCGGCGGTATAGGAGCCTGAAGTGCCTGCCGGACCTTGCGGGCCTGCGGGGCCGGTCAATCCAATGGGGCCTTGCGGACCTGTAGCGCCTGTATCGCCTGTTAAACCAATCGGGCCTTGCGAACCTGTTGCGCCGGCTGCACCTGTAGGGCCGGTCAATCCAATGGGGCCTTGCGGACCTGTAGCGCCTGTATCGCCTGTTAAACCAATCGGGCCTTGCGGACCTGTTGCGCCGGCTGCACCTGTAGGACCGGTTAAACCAATCGGACCTTGTGGACCTGTCGCGCCTGTATCGCCCGTTAAACCAATCGGGCCTTGCGAACCTGTTGCGCCGGCTGCACCTGTAGGACCGGTTAAACCAATCGGGCCTTGTGGACCTGTATCGCCGGCTGCACCTGTAGGACCGGTTAAACCAATCGGGCCTTGCGAACCTGTTGCGCCTGTCGCGCCAGCCGGGCCCGTTAACCCAATCGGGCCTTGCGGGCCTGTTGCGCCTGTGGGACCACTTGGGCCTGGAGGACCTTGCGGCCCGGTACTACCGCCGCCACAATTCAGACAGTGCCATGCGCTCGAATAATATTGGTATAGTTCAGGTGTGGAGCATGAATTTACCGCGAACGTGGACTGATTATAACCAGGCGTGTACATCGGTGCCGAGCATCCCGAAATCTGATCTATGCCGCGCGGGTCTTCATCCCATGCCACCGCATCGGGGTTCCAGGTGTATTTTTTGCCAGTCAATAGATCGAACCGCCATCGGGTGCCAACACCAGAAGGCGCGGCAGTAGGAGTGCCGGTATTGTATCCAACCGGAGCCGTGAATGTTCCTTGCGAGGTCCCTAAAAACGGGATGAGAAGCAAAAGGAATAGTAATTTTTTCATGTGAGTGGCGAAACCCTTTTTAGTACGTCATAAATTCCGGTGTCCGTTAATTCGGCAAACCAATATAAATCGTGTGTGTCAAGATTGAAGTTATCCCGCGCATCGGTATCATCCAAGCAGGCTGGAAGCGAATCAAAATAGGCCTTGAAATCCGCCGGTGTCGGAGAAAAGCACTTTGGGAACCGCAAAGTCAATTGAGGCTTCGACATTTTCAAAACCTGCTGCGACTTCTCAAATCTTAGTATTTGTTCGCAACTCATAACTTAGCCACAATTATAGTTTTCACAATTACGGGTGTCGTCGGGCGCGTCCACTTCAAAGTAAGCGTAACGGGGCAACTGGCAGTCCATCCGGCGGTCGTTGCGGCAACTACGTGAAGTCTCAACTTATTGTTGTCGTCTCCGAAAACGGTAATGCCAGAGCCTAAAGTGAGCGTTGCCAGTACCGTGCCGCGATTGTCCACAATAGGAGCGGAAAAGGTAGAGCCGTCAAGATCAACAGGTTCCAATTCTCCCGTATCCACGTTTTCTTCCTCAATAGCGAACTCTTCCAAAAAGGTATCACCCCGTTTGAAAGTCCAATCTAATTGGGCGTGGTTGTCGGTTACTGTTATGGTGTCGCTCATTTCTTTTCGTTGTTCTTCGTGTTGGCAATCTGAACCACATCCGCTGCAATGCGCATTTCCGCTTGCTCCAAAACAATGAATTTATCCCGGTGCGGAAGTATTGACAACTCTTTCAGGATGCCTTTTAGGGCCGTTTGGCGGGCTGTCTCGTTCAGGTTTTGTACGTCGTCGCTCATTTTAAGTCAGGCCGCAATTGAACGGCCAATTCATCCGAAATATAATTCAAAAAGTGCCTGCAATTCCACCTCCCTCTCTCCAAAAGAGGGTTATAACTTGCCGCCGTTTTCTTGTCTATCAAATCGGGATCGTTTTTCCACTTTGCCGCCTCTGCTGTGCTAAAAACCTTCCCCGCTTTCTTCCTGCAAAATTGGCGTGTTGTTGGAATAACAGAACCCTGATAAATGAAGTATTTTAGTTTCAGTTCATCGGCCATGCTGGAATTTACAATCTCATGCGCCATGTTATACGCGTCATAACTGTATTGTCTCCAATACCTTTGCAGCGCCCCGTCCGTATCCGGGTTTCCCTCCACCAAACTTTTGAAGCCCTTTTGAAAATCCGAAAGGCTCTTTTTTGTCACGATGGATTGAACAACGTACTGCCTTAATTCATCCCTGACCACCTGCGTATTTCCCAAATTTGATAGGTACCCGCCTTCAATCAAAACCCCGTCTTTGTTAATCCCGATCACGGCCCTGAGCAAGTCCAGTGACTTTTGAATTGCCGCCGCTTTTGCGTGTGTATCTGTCGCCTCATAGTAACCAATTGTCAAACCGCCAACCTCTAAAAGTTCCGTTGTAAATAGGGCCAATTCGCCGCCAATCATTTCACGTTCCCACTTATTAAACAGGCGGTTAAATTTCCCCAAAGCCTGAATGTTCCGGGTAGACTTTTTCAGGTTCTTTCCTTCCGTTTCAAACATATCATTAAGCGCTTCCAAAAACCGTTTTACGAGTTCCCTTTGCGCACCCTGCAAACGAGTGTCCAGCGAATCAACCAATTCGGTTAGCCGGTTTTCAAATCGGACTGACCAAGATTGGATGTATTTGATTAGTTCGTCGATGGTCATGCGATTTTCACGTATTCGGCATTGATCTGCGAATCGTCAATAGCCCAAAAATGCTCGTTCGTCAGCGTTCCAATCCATTGCCCCGGATGGCATCTATCTCCGGCAAAAGCGCCGCTCATTGTTTCCAAAAATGCCCCGCTCGGATTTCTGTCAGTCGGCTCCAGTGTTTCGCACTCCTTTACTTTTCCGCCAGACCATGCCACGATTTCGGGGCCGTTTGTAATATCATACCGGATTGCTTTTAGTACCGGCGGCTTTAGTACGAATATTTCAATTTGCATTTGCAGGTGTGTTTATCGGCAAAGTAATCGCCGGGGCTACCGGCTTGGTTTCATTCATGTACGACATAACCTTTTCGTCAATCAGCCGCTCCTTTTCGCTCGTTGCCAGTTTGTAGAAGTTCTCAAACTCGTTTTCCAGTTCGGAGAAAATGACCCCCAGCATCAGGTAGCGGGTTTTGTATTTCTGCGGAACCGCCGGATCGGAAAGGGCCAGGGCAATCATATCGGCGCTCATTCCGCTAAAGGGGTTGAACGATTCTTTCACCCACCATTCATTATACTGCTGTGGGTCTTCGGAATACATCAAACGGGCAATGTCGTTACTGATATGCTGGATAACTGCCGGGCCAACCTCTGAGCGTTTGGCGGCTTCCAAATCTGAAATCAGTTCGGACATATTTTTGAGTTGGAAGTCTTTGGAGAAAACCAACTTCGCATTTAAGCCTTTTGAGAGATCGGCAAAATCTGCTGTCATCCACACATAAAAGCCCCAGGTGTCAGAAAATCCTTTGGCGCATGAATACAGGGTATCTTGTACGTTGTCCCGGTCTAACAGTTCACCAGTAGCCGTGCCGGAAATCTGCATTTTGCTGAACGATTCCGAATTGAAAACAACGGCCTTGCATCCGGCTGTCAGATCGGTAACGTAGTCTTTTTGGAATTGCACTACTTCGATTGGCGGGCCTTTGAAAACCAAAATCTTTTCCAGGTCGATAATGTCGGCAGCATCGCGTGGCATGGTGAAATAGATAATGTCCATCGCCGACGTGATGGAATCGTGCCCCGTGCCCTTGCAAGAGCCGCATATTCCGCCTTCCGCAAGCCGCCCCTTGTGACACCCGTCAGCCTTGCAAACCGGCATGTACTGTAACCTGTGAGGGAAAACCTGTTGAGACATCGTAATATCCAACTCACTGTTAACCTTTACCGACTTCAAAAGAAGTGGTACTGCGCTATCGTAAGGCGAAACAAATGTCTGTCCGTTTGTCCACGCATCCCGCAAATAACCAACGGGTTTGGCGGGCACCCTTCCGGCGTTGTGCGGTATGGATTCGGTGAGAAAATAAACTCTTTTATTGGAAAGAAGATATTGGCCGTTTTCGGTAGGAACGAATTGATTTTCAATCAACGAGGTCGTCACGGTTGCCGGGTCGATTTCCTGCAAATTCAGGGTTTCGTTCTGAAGGTAGAGCGCGTAATTATCGCCCACCTTGTCTTTCTTTTGGTTGATCGGAAGAGAAAACGAGGTTTTGACAGTCAGGTATTGCAGCACGTTGTTTTCGTACTTGTAATCAACCGCTTCGTGACTTGTCACCTCGTAAGGGTACGGCTTCGCCCGTTCTCTTTGGTTATCGAACGGCTTAAACTCCACAACAACAAACCCGTTCGGGTCGGTCGCGTTCATTTCCAGCCAACGGGTTTGCACGTATTCATCCAAATTACGAACACCCCAAAACGTAGACATGACCCCTTCCAGTTCGGCGGTCATCCGTTCGGAGTTATCCCCTAAATGCTCTAAAATTCTTTGGTAGTTGGATCGTGGCACTTTGTAGAACACGTCCATAATGTTCTTTGTGACTGTGGTCACTACGTGCTGAGTGAGTTTCACCCGCTCTTTGAATGCATCGGCTGATTCACGTTGAACAAACTGCCGGAGTAGTTTATCCAGACCGTCACCCGTAACGAGTTTGCGGTAAAGATCGGCTAATTCAGTTGTTCTTTCGTACCAGGGGTGCTTTGCGCCTTTGGATACGACCTGAATCAGTCGTTGTAGTGCCTGTTCTTTGTTCAATGTGTTTGTTTGTTTTATCCCTCGCAAAACCTTTCAAAATCGGACGCGGCAACCTCACAAATCATGTAATCCAGTGAATCGCTGGCGTGTCCGTACTTCTCGTATGTCTGCCCGCTTATTTCATCCTTCACCTTTTCTTTCCATTTCTTCCCGTTCGGGTCTTGCTTTATGTAGGTCTTGTCAACAATCATCTTTTTGCAAGCCTCATTAATCAATATCTTCCATCTCGTTTTTCCCTCAAAAATATTGTTGATAAAATCCCGGCGCTTTATAACCGGCGGGTTCTTTCTTTCGGTTCGGTCGCTTCCGTGGTGCAGCCATTTTCTCAGCATCCTTTCGACAATCTGATAGTCTGTTTCCTCGCTTTTCGTTGACCTGGAATGACCGCTTGCGTCCCCGTAGAAAAACATGCTCTTGCACCTGTCCCCGTATTTCGCAATGATCGCCTCACAAAGCCTCTCGCTCGTATTATTTGGATTCGGTAGACAAAATTCGTCAAAGTTCCGCAAATCCCATCCCTTTTCTGACTGCTCAACCTGCCACAAAGTCGCCGTAATATACGGAACCACATTCTGGTCAAAAGAGACGTGAATAGGTAGTTCCGGTTTGTATTCCACTCTGCCGACGTGGCGGGCTGCGCTGAATGAACTGTAAAACTCGCCGCCGGTCTTTGTGAACGGGTTGGCGTAAATCAATGCCTTTGCCCGTTCGTCGGGGTTGTTGTCCTTTATCCGGTCAATGTACCCTTCCGGCAGATTGATCTGATTGTGATACGTGCTGGAAATCGCTATGCACTTGTTTTTCTGCTCTTTTGCAAAAAATGTGTTCTCTGAATAAATACTTCCTTCAATTTCCGCCCGGTATTCATCCAACTCAAACCACTCGTTTAGCCATTGCACTTTTGCAGGAGAGGTGAGAATGTAAAGCGGGTTAAACCCCTTGCCTTGAAAATCCATCCCCGTTTGGCGCATCCGGGTTAAGATCACCTCTTTAACGTCCTGCTCTCTCGTGTCCTTTGTTTCGTCAAGTATCGCCCAGCCAAACTCTTTCCCGTCGTGGGCTTTCGCGTTGTCCAGGGAGCCAATAAAAACAATCGCCCCGTTTTTGAATGATACAATGCCGTCGTATCGGTCGAAGTTGTGGCCCTCCATTGAGAAGCCTTTTGGGGGTTGTTTGCCTACCACATAATCCCGATCTGCTTCCCAGTTAAACAACTCTTTCCAAACCTCCCGTATGCGTAGCATGGTTGAGGTATTCAACTGATTATAGGTATTTGCTCCGATAAACCCGCGAATGTGCGGGAATTTTTGGATGTAACTACCTGAAATCAGACCGCCTAAATGGGTCTTCCCGCTGCCCACGCCTGCCAAAAATAGGTTTATCTCCTTTGTCGAGGTTAGGACGTATTCCTGCGGTGCCGATAACTTAAACCCTACTCCCCCCATAATTCCAACAAAAATAGCATTATATTTGCTCTCACAACAAAGAATAAGCCAAAAACTTTCGTATGGATTTGATTTTGCCAGATTTAAACGCCAATAGTTTCAAGACTGCGAGCGGAAAAGAGTACATAATTTACCCGACCGTCGGAACGGGCCGGTTTCCTATGCTGGAAATTTGCATGATCGAAATTCAACACGGCCTTTCTGTATCTGGGTTCAAAAGTGAGATTTTAGAGGCGTACGAACTGCAAAACAAATCAAAGTTTGCGGACGTTTCGGTTAAACTACACAACCTGCAAAATGGGGTTTCCCGTATCCTTAGCGGACAGATGCACCCTATATTCAAACTGTGTACTTTGTTCGTCTGTTCACCAAGCGAGAACCGGGAAACGTGGAGCGAAGCGGAAGCGCAGGAAAAGGTTGCCGATTGGTCAAGCGTAGACGATGCTTTTTTTTTGAATTGTGCGAGGCTTTTTGTTCGTCGCTATTTCAAAGACTTGGGCATAGATTTCCTCAGTACTTCCACGCAGATCAGGAACGACCGGGAAGGAGAAGGATCGGCCATGTAGAAGCGCCGCCGCTCAAATACACCGTGAACATGATTCAGGACATAGAAAGCGCATGGGTTAAACTCAAAATGGCTGTTATATCTCCGGGGTTGAATTATACCGAACTTAACAAACTGGACATTTTCGAGTTCTTCGCGGTACTGGAAGAGGTGCAGGCTAAAAATAAACCGAAAGCATGATCGACATAGTAGCAAACACCCTCGCCCAAAAACTCGAATGCCAGGAATTTCTCTCAACCGTTGCCGGTGTTGCCCGTGCGCAAAAACTCAACGTTGATGGGAAAATTAAAACCCTGCCAGCATTCCCGAACCCTGAAAAGAAAAACGGCTACGTGTGGTTAACCCCCGCAACAACCGAAACAGGCATTTCATATTTTGAAGTGCTGGAAAACCAAAAGGCAGATGAAATGTCCGGCGGTCGGGGCTTCCAGTATTCCGCACGGCTTCGCTTGATCGTGTGGTTGAACACTGCCAAACTTTCCCCTCCCGATGTAGGCGCAATGATGGCCGCGTGTGTTTCGGCGTTGCAGGGTAAGCATGATGACGTTCCGCCGGTGTCTTTCATTCGGGTTACGCCTGACAGAGAAGCGCCGCGAAGCCCTGAACTGTTTTCAAAGTACACGTATGACGAAGCGGAAACACAATATTTGATGCTGCCGTTTGAATACTTCGCCTTTGACTTTCAGGTGAGTTACGTTTTGAAAAACGGGTGCGCTATTCCGAATGTGGTAACGCGGGAGGCTATATGCTAACACTAACGGATTTCCTGCAAATATTCCAGATCGCCGTTTTCGCCGTGACCCTTTCGGATATTCTCATTCAACCGAATGCGATCTTTGACTTTTACGGCGATTGGCTGGACAAATTAAAGGCAACCCATCCCAAATTAGCCTACCCTTTGGGCTACTGTCCAAAATGCGCTTCCGGGCAAATTGCGCTTTGGGGTTTCGGGGCGTTCAATATGCTCAATCCGTTCGGCTGCCCGCTGCGCTGGATCTCCTACATCTCGCTCACTATTCTGCTTTCGGCGTTTCTTTCGGCTGCTTACTCGAAGTTAATTCGATAGGGCCGTGTTCGCCCCGGTATTTAATTTCTAAGATGGTGGTCTGCTGGGGGATGAGCGTTTCGCCGTCTTTGTCGGTGTGCTCCATTGCCTGCTTCGGTTTGCCGTGGGCGCGGTCTAACTGCTTATCAATGAAGTCCCCTATCTCTTTGTCAGACGCGGTGTAAAGCCTGCGGGAAATTCTTTGCACATATATAGGCTGCTTTGCGTCCTCTGCCAATTGTTTTACCCGGTCTTTTTCTAAGTTCAAAAGCAGGGATATAACGTCCGAAATTTGGCCGTTTGTCACGCCTTCGTAACCCTCTTCTTTTAGTTGGGCGATAAGTGAGGACACGAGTTTTTTAGCCGGGCCTTTTGGGTTTGCCGTCTCTCCTTTTTCGAGTATGTTTATATGTCCGCCATGTGGCTGTTTTACCTCTTTCACCGTTGCTACACCGTTGCTAATTCTGAAATATTGTAAGGCTGCCCATTTTTCTTTATTTCGAGTGTTGGGTCGAGTTTTAGCATTCGGTCAATGATGACTTGGCAGTATTTTGGCTCGATTTCCATGCCGAAACAGCGTCTATTTAATTGATGAGCAGCGACCATTGTTGTGCCGGAGCCAATGTAGGGGTCTATAATGTAGCCATCCGCCCCAGAGTCCTGAATGCACCTTATAATCAGGGATAGCGGCTTTTGGGTTGGGTGTTTGTGCATATTTTCGGGCAGCGCATTGATGCGCGATTCGTACCAAATTTCCCGCTTGTCTTTATGGCTTCTCCAAAACGTTTCAAATGACGCGCCAAAGACAAGGTTTTCCTTGTCTGAATGCGCTTTAGCCCAAACACAAAGCCCCTTTCTTGATGGCAGTTTTTCCAGAAAGTAATCAGCCCCGAATATATAATAGCAGTTAGCAGGTATTGAAAGTGTGTGCGATGGATCAAAATCAAGCGCGTCTCCAATAACCTCCCCATTGGTGTTGTTCGCCATAACCCCGACATACTTTAGGTTTATCCCGTAAGGGGGGTCTGTTATAACCACTCCTGCATTCTCCCCACCCATCAACCGTTCCACTTGCTCCCGATCCGCCGAATTCCCGCACAACAACCGATGCTCTCCAATCTCAAACAAGTCCCCTAAAACAATATCCGTCTTTATTTCATCCGAGATTTCGTAATCATCTCCCTGTGCTTCACTGCCACTATCGAACCCCGGCAAATCCAACCCCCATTCCTGCAACTCCTCCGCGTCCCATTCATTCGCCAGCGCGTCCATATCCCATTCGCCAAAACCGACATTGTCTTTAATGATAAACTCCCTTTGTTGATCTTCAGTTAACTCGCTTGCCCTGATAATAGATACCTCACTCATTCCCGCCTCGATACACGCCCTTAGGCGCATATTGCCACCAAGTACCTCCATTTTGTCATTCACGACAATAGGGCGCAATTTCAGCATTTCCGGGAACGCCTTAACTGACTGCACAAGTTTATGAAACTTATCGTCTTTGATCGTTCGCGGGTTTGCCGGGTTGGGCTTTAGTTTTTTTATGTTGACCGTTTCTGTGTTCATTTTCTTTGCGCTGTAAAGATAACCCTATATCCTGCCTTTTGTGTACCGCTTCCGCTCACAACTATCTTGTGCCGTCCTCCAAACCCTTTATTTTTCCCAAACGCATAAGCAACTGTTAAGTCGCCAACGACGCCGCAAAGAATTTCTTTACTATGCGGATGTCTAAAAATAATCTGTTGCCCTTCTTTCATACCATCTGATTTTTCAACTTCAAACTATCAATCAGTGTAAAGTCCCATTTAAAAAGATTGTCCGCAATGTAGCGCGGGTCGGTTTTCATCAACTCTATGAATTGCAGGTGTTTGGACCAATTCCGGCCCACGCAACAACCGTACGACCAGTCACCCACCTTTTCGCCTGCAAATGCCAGACGTGTCGAGTGGTGATTGATTCCGTACGCCGGATAAATCGGATCTCCCGTTCTCTTTTGGTCGCGGTTCGCGTCTCTATAAACCAAGATTTCACCTGACTGAACAAGCGCCGGGTGCGTTTTGATTTTGTGAAAACCCATCATTGCTGCCTCCCGATACTGAATCAACTGTAAACGCGCTACCCCTCCGTTTTTTAGCGCCTCTTTGGAGTTTGTTGCGCTTGTGCCAGGCTCGCACGTTGCCTTTGCGATATGCGAAATGAACGGAGCGCCGGATGCTGTAAATTCCAGCAATATCCGCAAATCGTTCCAACCGTCGGCAGTATCAGCGTTAGGCGTGAATCTGTCACCAAAATAAAAACCGCCCTCAATGTAGATCAGGTTTTTGTGCCCCGGAACTTCGGAGTAGCGGTATCCGCGCTCTTTCAGGTAGTGGACAATGGCTAATGCGAGTTGGTGTAGGTTCATTGCAATATTTCTTTATTGAAGTGATCCATTATTATTTGCTCGTCGATGGGTAGCCCGTATTCATCAATCAAATCAAACACCAATTTCTCTGCCTCAAATTTCCCTTTCGGCGTGTACTCAAATTGTTTAGGCAGAAAAAACCGCTATCGCCGCAATGCGCACCAATAGCATAATGGGTATCGCCAATATACCACATTTCCAGCACTTCGTATTTGGTTATCATATTGTTACGCTTCCAGGATTTACAATGTAATATATAGCACCATTCGTTTCGCCCGCTACGGTCAAACATCCGGCATCCAGACACTTTTCAAAAGCGGTTTCGGATTGAGGAAAATCCAATTTGTACTTTTCGCGGGCAACCCGGCAAAAAGTAGAACGAATAAACCACTTGCCTAAACTGCCCATTTCGGAAGGGGTTATGGTTATTGTTGTGGGCTTTTTCATTCTAACCCGCCTTTAATTTGCTCAAGTTCTGTTAACCATCTTTTTATCCCGATAATTCTGGACTTCTGGAAAGCGTCCTTATTTTCAATTGCCTCAAATTCTGCCAATTCTTCGCGCTGATTTTTTATTGAATCCTCAATAACATGCTGGGCAACCATTTCCAGAAATTTGGAAATGTCCCTTGTTTTTTCGGGCTGCTCAAAATCTGGAATCCACGCAATACCATCCTTTATTTGGCAGGTAAGATCGTTGCCGTGTGCGCCGTCCCAATAATTCT